CTACAACGCCGCGCACGGCACCATCACCGTCATCGGGAACGAATTGTACTTCATCGTCAACCGCAAAAACGGCACGTCGTTTATGAACAAAATCAGTCGCTGGCAAGGTACGCGATCGTGACGTACGCGTATGCGCTGATGCAGTGGCGGACCGTCGACGAGTTCCGTGCGCACCTGGCCAAACACGACCCGAGCGTCGCACCGTGGGCGCGTGGCGTGGTACTACACCACACCTGGCGACCACTCCCCAGTCAGTGGAACGGGGCCCGCACGATGAACGCGATGTCGACCCGATACGAGGCGATGGGCTGGCGTGGCGGTCCGCACCTTTTCATCGTCACCGGATCGCCCAAGGTCGAGAACGACGGCATCTGGCAAATGTGCCCGCTCAACCTACCCGGGGTGCATTGCTCAGACATTCGCGGAAACAACACGATGTATGGCATCGAGGTCGTTGGCGATTACGACGTGCACGCTTGGCCAGACGACTTACACACTTTGGTCAGAGCGACGACGTTGGAGCTGATGAAATGGCGTAGCATCACGGTCAGCAAAGACACGCTGAAGGGCCACCGCGAATACCCAGCGGCAAAGAAGACGTGTCCGGGCACCGCGATCAACATGGACACCATCCGCACAGAGTTTCGAGCGTATCAGGGATGACGATGACAGAATCATTAGAGACGAAGCTGGCCCGGGTAGAGACAAAGCTTGACGCGGTGTTGTCTCGTCTCGAAAACGGTGATGCCAACTTCAGAGAATTCGAAAAGCGCATCGCGACACTTGAGAAACAAGCGTACGTCGGTGCGCTGATTATTGCCTGCGTGTGGGCGGTGTTTCTGATTTGGATTCGTCAAGAGATAGGAGCCTAGTATGAAACCATGGTATCAATCGAAGACCGTATGGATTAACGTGCTGACCTTGGCAACGATGATTATCGGCACGGTCACACAGTGGCCCGAAATGAAAGACTTGGTTCCGCAGCTGGCGTATGCGTTGGCTATTCTCAACGTGGCGCTTCGGTTCATCTCTTCGGAGAAAATCGGGTGACCATCGCCAAGCGCAAAGAGGGCGAATACAATCTTCCCGGTCGTCCGCTTTGGTGTGTTCCGTTTCTGCGTGCGTACTCGAAGACCGGCAACATTAGCCAAGCGCTGACCATTGCCGGCGTATCGAGACGCGCAGTGTACAAGCTGCGCGACGTCGATGATGAGTTTCGGCAGGCCATCGACGACGCACAAGAAGACGGTGCCGACGAACTCGAAAGCATTGCACGAGATCGCGCAAAAGCCGGAAGTGATGTTCTTCTGATATTCCTATTAAAGGGGCTTCGTCCTTGGAAGTACCGAGACAATCATCATGTCGTTAACACCAACGCTCCAACCGACTACACCATCGACCTTAGCACCGACGATACGCCACAGCTCGCAGACGTCACCCCAAAGGGCATTTTGGGCGAGTGACGCACGGTTCCGGCTATTCGTCGGCGGTCGTGGCTCAGGCAAGACCCGGGCCGGAGCGGTGGAAGCACTGCGCCAACCGAAGGGCACCACGGGATTGGTCGTTGCTCCGACCTACCCAATGCTTCGGCTTGGCGCAATGGAGACCATTCTCAAGTTGACCGCGAAGGCAGGCATCGTCACCGCGTGGAACAAGTCAGAGATGGAACTACGGCTCATCGGTGACCGTCGCATCATATTCCGCAGTGCTGACAACCCAGACCGACTGCGTGGAGCAAACGCTGGATGGTTATGGCTTGACGAGGTGGCTATGATGGATGCAGACATATGGCCGCTGAGTATTGCGACGTTGCGCGAAGCACCGGGTCGGGCTTGGATGTCGACCACACCACGCGGCAAAGATTGGGTATACGAGTTGTTCACTGGCGACCATCGCGACTACGCCACGATCCGAAGTAAGACGACCGACAACACATTCCTCGATGACACCTTCGTGTCGACGTTGAAACAGTCGATGACGTCTGAGATGTATCGCCAAGAAGTGGACGGCGAATTCACCGACCCAATCGGCGCTTTGTTTCGTCGTGAGTGGCTTCGAGTCGGCGACATCAGACCGCACGGCGCGAAGTGGTTCCGCTATTGGGACTTGGCAACGAGTACGAAGCAATCAGCGGACTATACTGCCTCCGTGCGGTGTTGTTTGCACGAAGGGGTACTCTACATAGCCGACGGTATCCACATGCGCGCAGAGTGGCCCGACGTGCGACGCGTGATGATATCGACGATGCGCAGCGAAGAGAACACGACGCACGGCATCGAAAAAGCCATGAACGGATTAGCAGCGGTTCAAGAACTGCGCAGAGTTCCGGAGTTGGCGTCGGTGCCGTTTCGCGGTATCGATGTGAAGGGCGACAAAGTACAACGGGCGATGCCATGGGCCGGACGAGCGGAAGCGGGCGCAGTGCGCATCGTTGCCGGTGCGTGGGCTCGTGATTTTATAGATGAAGTCGTCGCATTTCCAAGCGCACCGCATGACGACTACGTGGACGCAGTGAGCGGCGCGGTCGGTATGCTGAGCACGCCAAAGATAGAATGGAGTTTCGCTTAATGCCTATACAGTATCCCAACGGGTGGCTCGACACGATGAACCGAAGCGGGAAGCTTTACTCACCTGCGGATGCGTACCGCATGGTGCCAATGTTGTATCGTGCGGTGAACCTTCGAGCCGACGCGCTATCCTCGGTGCCGTTCCAACTGACCCGCAATGGTGAACCGGTGGACTGGCCGTGGCAGATGAATCTTCCCCAGCTCATCAAAGACACCGAGCGCAATCTACTCATCTTCGGCGCAGCGTATTGGCTTCGTGTCGTCAAAGGGCGCACGCTGACCGGCTTCATATCATTGAACGCAGCAAACACGACGTGGTTCTTTGACCAAAGCAAAGCGGACATCTACGAACCGTATCGCGGGATGACGTGGTCGCAGACGTTAAACGGTCGGCTCTACGGCCCATGGACGATGGACGATATTGTGTACTTCCGCGAACCTTCGTTCATCGAGGACGTCGGCCCGGGCTTAGCACCGGCAGCGGTCGCTTTGCAAAATGCGCAGTTATCGCATTACCTGACCGCGTTCGCCACGGCGTTCTTTCAAGGTGGCGCGCAGCCGGTGACGGTGATGAACCTTCCCGAATACACCGACACCGCAGAGGTTGAGCGCTTCAGTGCCGACATCAACGCAAAAGCCGGCGGCGGTATTCTCAACGCGTTCAAATACCTGTTTTTACGCAGTCCCGATCTGAAGGTTACGCAGTTAACGCCAAACATCGACACGATGCAAATGCCGGAGTTATCCGAGCGCACCATCACGGCCGTGGCGGCGACGCTGGGCGTACCGCGTACCATGCTCGAAGCATCGGCGGCGAACTTTGCAACGGCGGACTCCGACCGACAAAGTTTCTGGCGTGAAACCATCGTTCCACGACTCAACATGTACGAAGCAGATGGACTTGTTGGTCGTGGCAATAGCTGGGATTTGTGCCGACAACATCACGGGCCAACCTTCGACCGTTCGTTGTCCGTTGAGCGTCTCGGTGATGCGGTTGTAGTTGGTCAGGTCAAGCGTCTTCAGTGCGCCCCATGTGGAGTTTTGCATAATGAAGCCGGTCTGACCGTTGGTGAGGTATTCGCCAGCGACGTCGGTACTCAATGCGACAATCTGCGCGTTGGTGATTGCCGTTGCGCTAAATGCGGTGGTGTTGGTGACCCGGGTGAGCAAACCGTACGGCTGCGAAGAACCGGAACCGTTGACGATGTAGTTGTTTGCGCTGACTGCCATTGCGCGTGCGATTTCGTTGTTCAGGAACTCTTCGAGGTTGCTCGAAGTGTCGGCCATGAGTTCATCCGACAATGCAAATTCGAGTGTGTCTTTGTACAACTGAATCGTCTTCGAGTTGGCGAAGTTTGGCTCGGATGCGGTTGCGGTGGTGCCTTCAGAGACAATCCCCGGTGTTGCCTTGGTGCTCTGCGCAGGCATGATGTGTTTCCATGATTCGGTGGTCACACGAGTGAAACCAATCTGACCAAGGAAGGATTGCTCATCACGACGTGCGATGATTTCGCGGTTGATGGTCGTTGGAACGGTGAAACCGCCGTCGTTGTTGGTGGCTTCGGTCAAGGTCTTGTAGAAGCCAGCTGCTGCGCTCTTTGCGTTGGTCAACGTGTCCATGACGGACGCGTCGGACGAACCACGCATGAACGACTTGTAGGCGCCGTGGTATTCGTTGGAAGCGTACGGTGATTCAGCTGCGACGACGACTGGGACGGTTGCTTTGATGGATGGAGCGTGGAACGTGCCACCTGCTACGGGCTCGCCGGCCAATTCACTGATTGCGGCTTTAACTGCGTCTTTGATGTTGTCCATGGTTTCTTCTGTTTCCTCTGTGTGTACTGCGGTATCAATATCGCTATGACCGGTGTTGACCGCCGCAGTGCGCACGGGATTTCCTTTGGTCGTAACTTCGGTGGTGGTGCGTGGCTCGGCTGGGGTTGGAGTCAGTGAGATTTCACCGACCACCCATCGCTTAATTTCGCCGCCCACGCGCTCGACGAGGTGAGGCAAAGCGCCGGTCGAAAGACCGAGCGCGCCGCTCTCTGCTAACTTCATAACGTCGGCTGCGTATTTGTGACGTCGGTCAAGTTCGATTTGCACGTCGATGCCTTGGTCGTTCGGTGCCCATACTTTGACGGTGCCGATTTGCGACTTTATGCCACCGAGTGCGTGATCGTAGTAGACCGGCATTCCAACAAAGGAACGCGTCGCGCCGAAGTCAGTATCTTTGCTGAATCGGTCGCCGGTGAGGTCTTCGCCTCCGTACACAACACCGCGACCGCTCAATGTGAACGGAGCGACGGCTTTAATTGCGTGTGTTGGTGAATTCATTTTTCCCCCAGTAACCGACGTGCAAAGTTCTTCGTTGCCTCTGCGTTCATTATCGCATTGCCGTCAAGTGATGCGGTTTTCATCATGTCTTCGTCGTCTTCGTGACCCATTGCAAGGCCGTCTTCGACCAATGCTTCTTCTTCGGCAACGACTTCGTCTTCGACCACGGCTTCTTCTTCGGTCGGCTCTTCGATTGCCAATGCCGCCTCGGGAATAATCCAAAGTTTGCAGACGCCTTCGGCTTCGATGTTGCCTTGCACGATTTCGCACTTGCCTTCCATAAAGAAGACGCACGATCCGCACATGATGCCTTCAGCTTTGAACGGATTCAGTTCACCGCCACCGTAGTGCGCACCGTTTGCGCCGATGCCTTGCTCATAGAGTCCGTACTCTTCAACGATGCTCTCGTACATGTCGTACATAACCACTTGACGCTCTGACAGTATGACGGATTCGTCTAGTGCCTTCGTTGCGGTCTTCGGTTTGACGCCGTCATAGCCAACGGAGCGAAGCGCCTTCATGGTTTCGCGGTTGTAATACGCGGCCATGCGCAGCGACTCCATATCGCTCTCGGAATGCCGTCGTGATGCTTTGGTACTCATGCTGTTCTCCTCAATAATACGACGTGCCCACGCACGCCCTTCGTCGCCACCCCAACCATTCCACGCTTGCCATCCTTTGCCCTGCTCATCCCACGTTGCGCCCTCCTTGTCAATCTCGTGACGGTCGAAGTATGCAACCATGCGTCGCACCGTCACAAGACTCACCGGTTCACGCTTCGCCAGTTGATTCGCACGCGCCAAGCCGACCGGAGTCATACCGCGTAGTGATTCGGGCTTTGTCGCACGCACATCGAGCGCTCTTTGTGCATTGTCTGCGACGGCTTGCGGTGCGGTAAATGTGTCGGCCATCAAAGCGCCTCCATTGCTTTCTGTACGATGAAGTTCAGGTCACCCGATGCGCTCACTTGTTCCGCTGCGTTGGCCGCTGTGTTCCATCGACCTTTATGTATTTGCGCTTGTTGATCACCGACAACATACGGAGCGTATGACGCACCACTTGTAAGTATTGCTTCATCTCCAATGAGTGTGATGGTATACGCTCGGTTGCTCGCTTCGCTTAACGAAGGCGAACCACGACCACGCACATACGGTACGGTGATTTCACCGCGGCTAATTGCAGCCATTACGAAGCGTCGCTGTTTGACGCTCACGAACTTCATAGAACCTCGCGCCGGTGGTGGTGGCTTGTTTTCGCTAAGCCGTGCTTGGACCTGCGTTGCATACGCCAGCGTGACCGTGCGTATCATTTCGCCAATCTGTGCTTCGCCAATGCGGCCCGCTATCTCTACGGTGATTCGACTCGCCATCAGCGCACCAACCGCAAAGTTGTGTCGCATCGACAATTGACGTGAGCCGGTGCGCCGTCCGGGTATTCACTTCCCCAATCAGTTTCGGTTTTACCGTTAAGCGGTGAGCAAATAGGACACACTAACTCGTCCGCGTCGGTATTCCACACACGAATCATCTGTATTCCTCGCTGACCGAGGTAGTCTTTGTAATTTGTCGTTGCCTGCGATGCGGCCCGCGTTGTCTCTGTGATGGCGATCATCTTTGCGCGCATAGGGTCGCTCAGTGGCAATACCGCAGCTTGTAAGTCCTGTATGGTCATTCCCGGTGTTGTGCGGAACGTCTCGATGATTGGCTTGATTCGGTCGGCCGTCGTCTGGTCAATCTTATCCGTTGTCTTTGGCACGTAGTCGCCGAGCCAATCTTGTATGTAGCGTTGTTGACTGTCGGTCTCGACCGGGATACTGAATTGTGTACCGAGTCGGTCCAATCGCTTGCCCATGGTCGTGCCAAGTTCGGTATCGAGGACGGGCTTGATGACTTCGCGCAGAGATGTCTCAGGTGTGTCGCTGTTGTAGATATCCTTTGCCCACTGTTCACCCTTTGCGCGCATCTCTTTGATGATGCGGTTATAGATGCGCAGTTCATCCGGTGTCATATCGTCGACCGGTGCTTTGATGGCGTTGACAATGTCGTGTACTTCAGCGACGGTCATACCCTTGTAGCATCTCGCCATCACTGCGATGACCTCTTCAGCGGTTATCAGCGCAGAATCAAACGAGGTTCTTGGGTCTCGTCCGCTCTTAATCCTACGCTCGACTTTTTTTGAGAGTAGCGCCCACTCTGCGGTCTTTGCTTCCGCGTCGGCTGGTATCTCGACTACTTCCGGAGTAGTCAGCGCCGGCTCGGTGTCTTGCAATGGTTCGCTTGGTGCGTCCGGTGTTGGTGCCGGTGCTTCGTCGGCTGGCCAGTACTCATCCAAGTTGTCGATACCCAAAAGCATCGCCGCCGACCGCGCCGGAATTCCACCTTGCACATACTGAAGGAATGA